ATCGCCTAGCGCGCAGCGTATGCCCGCCGTATTACCAGCGACTAGAACGGATGCTGGCTGGCATGTTGACGCGCAAGCCAGTGCGGCTTGACGACACGGCAGATGTGATCCGTGAGCAGTTGTTTGACGTAAATCTTTTGGGCGATGATTTAAATGTTTGGACATTCGACGTCACCCGCAAGATGGTGCGTTATGGCCACGTTGGTGTACTGGTGGATGCACCGGCTGATGGGGGTCGACCCTATTGGGTGAGCTACACGCCACGGCAGATCCTTGGCTGGCGTGCTGAGCAGCAGGAAGGTCGGCAGGTGTTGACGCAACTGCGGTTGGCTGAGATCGTCAACGTGCCTGATGGCGAGTTTGGCGAAAAGGCAGTTGAGCAGATCCGCGTGCTAACGCCAGGTGAGTATCAACTGCATCAGAAGCAAGACAACGGTGACTTCCAGGTAATCGACGAAGGACGCACTAGTCTTTCTAAGATTCCATTCTCAGTCGCCTATGCGCAGCGCCATGGCTTTATGGAGTCACGCCCGCCGTTGGAGGATATCGCCGAGTTGAACCTTAAGGCATATCAAATCCAGAGCGACCTCGACAACCAGCTGCACATCAGCGCTGTGCCGATGCTGGCGTTCTATGGCTTCCCGTCTGCAGCAGAGGAAGTCAGCGCTGGTCCCGGCGAAGCAATTGCATTCCCTGCTGATGGCCGCGCTGAATACATCGAACCTCAAGGCCGCAGTTTTGATTATCAGTTCCGCAGGCTTGAGCAGCTTGCACTGCAAATCAACGAGCTAGGTCTATCGGCAGTGCTCGGCCAGAAGCTATCCGCTGAAACCGCCGAGGCAAAGCGCATTGATCGCAGCCAAGGCGACAGCACCATGATGGTGATTGCGCAAAACGTGCAGGACATGATCGACAACTGCCTGCAGTTTCATGCGCAATACATCGGCAACAACACCGCACCAGGCAGCAGCTACGTCAACCGTGATTTCCTAGGCACACGCCTTGAACCGCAGGAAATTCAAGCTTTACTACAGCTTTACACGGCTGGCACCATTACGCAGGAGACTTTGCTGCGTGAGCTTGCTGAGGGTGATGTTTTAGGTGATGACTTTAACGTAGATGAGGAGCTTGAGGCTACGGCCAATGCGGGGCTTGATCTACCATTTGCTGGACTGGATAACCGATCGACTAGTGGATCTGATGATCTGGATGGAACCGAGGAAGCCGAGGAAGCAGGAGCTTGATTACCACGTCAGCGCTTTGCCTGAAGAGGTCCTAGCCATCGTGCGCGTCAGCTGGTATAGGGAGGGCAAGGCTGACGAAGTAGATGAAACTATCCTGTTTGAAGACGGCCAAAATGGTTATGAGGCATTTGCTGCATTAGTTGGCACTGCATTAAGCCAAGGCGCTAATGTCAGCATCCGCAGCGGTTATGCGCCGGAGGATTTAGGTATCCATCAATGAGCACACCGGAAGCGCTATATCGCAATGCGATCGATCTGAACCGCTACAGCAATAGCGTTGCGCGGCGTGTGATCAATGCCTACAACGACATCATCATTGATGCGGTCAATCAACTGCGCACGATTGATGAGTTGTCGGCACCAGTCAAGGCTGCACGGCTCAGGGGAATCCTTGCGCAGCTCAAGGACTCGCTAGCGACCTGGGCAGGCGACAGCACAGAGCTGACGGCGCTGGAGCTGCAAGGCATTGCGCAGTTGCAGTCAGAGTTTGTTACTGACCAGCTTGCACGTGCATTACCCGTTGGTGCTCGTGATGCAGTGCGCACCGTTGAGATCAGCCCGCAATTTGCGCAGTCGGTGGTCACCACAGATCCAACGCAGATCAATGTGGTGGCGTTAAGTGATGATCTGTTTGCAGCAGTGCAAGGCGCACCGCAAACGTTCAGTCTCACCGCAGCGCAAGGCGCCACAATCACACTGCCAAACGGAGAGGTGGTCAGCAAAGCATTTCGCGGTATTGCGGTTGACCAGTCCGAGCGGTTCTCGCAAGTGGTACGGCAAGGATTGCTAACGGGTGAGCCGACGCCAGCTATTGCAAAGCGGCTAGTTGGAAACCTTGAGTTTGGCGAGCAGGCCAAGACAGTTAAGCAGCTTGTTGCAGCAGGTGGCCAAGCAACAGCAGTAGCCGACAATCAGATCGTTACGCTTGTGCGCACCAGCATCAACCAAGTAGCCAATGCAGCTAGCCAGCAGGTATATGAAGCAAATCAAGATATCACTAAAAAGTATCGCTATGTGGCAACACTGGATACCCGCACCAGCAGCATTTGCCGCGCATTGGATGGCCGTGAGTTTGAATACGGCAAAGGTCCGACTCCGCCGCAACATTTCAACTGCCGATCAACCACAGTGCCGGTGATCAACTACAAAGAACTGGGCTTTGATCCACCACCACCGAGCAAGCGCGCAGCAGCAGGCGGCATGGTGCCGGCGGATCAGACCTATGGGCAGTGGCTGGCTAAGCAAGATCTGCCAACGAAGGCCAAAGCACTAGGCGCCAGCAAAGTTCCGTATTTCAATAGGCTTGCTGACAAATACGGCCCGACTGATGCCATCGCCAAACTCGTGCGTGATGACGGGTCAGAGTTAACCTTGGATCAACTACGCGCTCGGTACGGTGCCTAAGAAACCAGGCCTCTACGCCAACATCAACGCCAAGCGCAAGCGCATTGAAGCGGGCAGCAAGGAGCGCATGTCACGCAAGGGTGACCCCGATCGCCCGAGTGCTGCTGATTTCAAGGCTGCTGCGAAGACTGCCAAGAAGCCAAAGCGCAAATGAGCATCACCTATCGCGGCGAGCAGTTTGAGGGTTACAACAAACCCAAGCGGACCCCGAAGCATCCGAACAAGTCGCACGCGGTATTGGCCAAGGAAGGCGACAAGGTAAAGCTGATCCGCTTCGGTCAGCAAGGTGTTAGCGGCAGCCCAGCACGCGAGGGTGAATCCGCCGCAGCAAAAGCGCGGCGTGCATCATTCAAAGCGCGACACGCCAGCAACATCGCTAAGGGCAAGATGTCTGCTGCGTATTGGGCTGACAAGGAGAAATGGTAGCCTCTTGGCAATGAATCCAGTCCTTTAGTTCTGCGACATACCAGCGCAGATCTTGTGCTTTTGCGGCGTGCCATCCGGCACCCGTCTGGCGATACAACCGCTCGTGGCGGTCGATTGCATTTAGCAATTCTTTAATCAGTGGATTCCAAGGATCACGGATTGGTGTATTCCACTCGCGTGCCATTGTCTTGGCTGCTGGTACGATGACAGCGTAATTAAGCCTGCGGCTTATCCATGTCTGATGAAACACAACTCCAGGAGCCTGCGGCTGCCGGGAGTGACAATAGCGAGGCACTGCAGCGCAGTGTTGAGGCGCTAGAACGCAAAAATCAAGAGCTGATTGCAGAGCTGCGGCAAGCCAAGAAATCCAAGGCACCAGATGGGGTCAATGTCGATGAACTGCTGGAGTTCAAACGCAACTACGAGCAACAGCAGCTCGAATCCCAAGGCAAGTACCAAGAAGCCCGCCAAGCTTTGGAGCAGCAGTTCCGTGAGGCGACGGTTGAAAAGGACCAGCGCATTGCAGAACTTGAAGCTCGAGTCCGCGAGCTAGAGCTGGTCACGCCTGCAGTCACGGCACTGGCCGAAATCGTGCACGACCCTGACCTTGTACTGAAAACCAAGCTGTCGCCTGATGCAATCCAACGCGAGGCGGATGGCACTGTGGTCGTCGTCGATGGCTACCAGCGCACGCCCGTACAGGAGTGGGCAAAACAAACGCTGCCCGCTTGGATGCAAAAGCAACCCAAGCCACAAGGCAGCGGCGCACCAACCGGCGGCAGCAATACTGCTATCCCAGCTGGCATGAGCAATCCATTCAACCGCGATAGCTTCAACCTCACCGAGCAAGCGCGGCTATTCCGTACAGATCGAGACCTATACGATCGCATGAAAGCAACAGCTAACCGTTAAGATCTAGTTGTTCGCTCGTGATGGCTGCGCCGCATTGAGCC